ATTATTTTGAAGATGCAAGGTAGAAAACAGCACACTATTAACATTGAAAAATTGTTGAAGCAGGGACTTTACCCGGATGAAATTGAAGACGCAATAAGTGAGAAGCTTATTGATCTTGACGAATATGTTATAGGAATTGAATTTATTCTTAATGTAGAAAGCATTGCAGATGTGGTGCAACCGGAAACCGACAAAATATTGAATGGATTATGAAACTAATAATAGCATGTGACCCAAATGGGGGAATAGGCTATCAAAACAGATTGCCCTGGAGTAATATCCAGGGCGATTTGCCAAGATTTAAGCGTTTAACAGAAGGCAAGACTGTTATTATGGGCCGCAATACTTGGGATAGCTTACCAAAGAAACCACTACCCGGTAGAATCAACGTTGTCATAACGTCCAGACCATTAGATCAAGAACATGATTACAATAACGCATTAAGATTTTCGGAGCTTAATAACTGGAATAGGCCAGATGAAGTAGAATTTTGGCTCATCGGCGGCGCAAAGCTGATCGAGGGTTATTGGAAAGAAATTGACGAGGTACACTTAACAAGAGTACATGACCATTATACTTGCGATACCTTTATTGATCTAGTATATTTAGAAAATAACTATGTCAGGACTTACAGTGAAGTTTTTCCTGATCATTATTATGAAATTTGGAAAAAGAAATAGGATAAGTACCTTGGCTGTAAAAACTTGCTTTTCATGCGGCACTACATTCCAGACAAATTTTGTCACCGTGACTAAATGCAATGTTTGTCTGCAAACTGACGCCATTAAAAAATACCAGAGGAATACTGAATATGTTCCAACCAGCAGCAGAGAAGAAGAATCATGGCGATTAATCAATCGTCATTTTGAAAGGGGTAGAATTCTTAGAGAGAACGCTGAACAACAGCGAATCCAGCAAGAAATCAATGAAGCATCCATTTCAAATGCTGATGCGTTTGATCATGGACAAAACTTCATTAATAATCCTAAATTGAAAATCACGTTAGGGGAAGACTTGTTAATACGGTATGAATGGGAATGGCCATACGTATCTGATAGGCTACGTTCTAGTTTTAAGTTGGGTCTAGATACTAGGATCAAAGCAGAACAAAAATATGACCAAGAAGTTGCGTGGAATAATCTTAAGCAACAAGCGTATCAAGCTGGGATAGAACACGTAAGTAAAAAGCTACCGCTAACGTTTACGATGAACCCAAACGTTTTATTAAACAATATTCCTATCAAAACCAAGAGATATACTAGCAATCTTTCATTTGAGATAGATGAAACTGATGGAACACTTACTGCGCACTGGAGTAATGTCTTCGATAAACTAGAATTAAATGAGTTATATAAAAAAGGAATAGAAGAAGGTTTATTGAAGCTAAACACGCCCGAACAAAAACAACGAAGATTATTAGAAAAGCAGGAAGAAGCTAGACAGCAGCAAACTATTAAAAGATATCGATTAGTTTCTGATATATTTAAAAGTTTGGTATATATTATTCCTGCTATTATGTTAGGGATACTATGGTCTGCTACTACTGGATGGTGGACAGTATTATCTATTATTTTTTGTTTTTATTCGTGGACGAAACTTAAGAAAGAGTTTCAAATTTGGTGCGATGCAAATAAAAAATATTTATAGGACAAATACAATGCAACAATATCATCATCTTCTTGAAGACATACTAAATAATGGGGAACTTAGGCAAGACCGAACAGGGGTAGGAACTCTCTCTGTTTTTGGTCGACAATTAAGATTCGATCTTACTCAGGGTTTCCCTGCAATCACAACTAAAAAACTAGCATGGAAAGCGGTAGTGAGCGAACTATTGTGGTTTATAGAAGGAAGCGGCGATGAGAGAAGACTTGCAGAAATTTTATACGGACGAAGAGATTCTGGCCGTAGTACGATATGGACAGGCAATGCTGAGGCAGCTTATTGGAAACCAAAAGCTGAATTCCCCGGGGATTTGGGCAGAGTATACGGAGTGCAGTGGAGAGACTGGAGAGGAGTCGATCAGCTATCAAGATTGATAGAAGGTATTAAGTCTGATCCAAATGGGCGTAGACATATTATCACTGCGTGGAATGTTGACGAGATTGATCAAATGGCGCTTCCTCCGTGTCATGTACTGTCTCAGTTTTATGTAAGCAAAGGAAAACTAAGCTGCCATATGTATCAACGTAGCTGTGATGTTTTTTTGGGTCTCCCCTTCAATATTGCTAGCTATGCATTGCTTACACATTTGATTGCTAGAGAATGCGGCCTTGATGCAGGAGAATTAGTCATTTCTCTTGGAGATACTCACATTTATACCAACCATGTTGAACAGGTAAAAGAACAGTTGACTAGAGAAGAATATCCTCTTCCTACATTGTGGCTGAATCCAAACATCACTAAAGTAACAGACTTTACTATGGAAACAATTGAGCTTGATGATTATAAGAGTCACGGAACTATCAAAGCGGAAATGGCTGTATGACTTCTGATGAAGCATATGAACTAGTAATTGCATTTATTTGTTATGTTCAAGAATTAAGTACCAAAGCGGTCAAGGAGTGTAGTACGCTAGATGAACTCGAACACGTTAGGCGGTTGGTAATTGGTAAAAATGGTATCTATACTTTAATGATTAAAGAATTGGGTATTCTTATTAAAGAAGATAAGCAATGTCAACAGCAGAATTAATACTAAAGTATAGAAAAATCATTTACCGTATGACTAAAGTTAGGTTTGAAGTCTTTAAAGTAAATGACACATGGTATAGGATAGAGAACTGGGACGCAGACAATGAATAGAGAACAAATTATTAATAACATGTGCCTAACATTTCGACATGATTATGGGCTGGAAATCAGCGAAGACGACAAAATGTATACGCTAATGTCAGGCATGACTAAAAAAGAACGAGAAGCGTTGTATCGTGATATGTCACAAATTTTTGACAATGACATTTTGCCAATTTTTAAAAGACATGGTATAGAAATTTAATTTCCTTGTATAAATAACAGTATGTCAATTTACTGGATCCTAACCTTCGTTCCTGAACTTGTAATTTATATTACACTGGCTGTTGGCTTAATAGGATTGTTTATAGCTACCTTTATTAACAAAATTACTTTTGTTAGGACGTATGCTCTTCCTATTAAAATCGTTTCCTTCATATTAGCGGCTATTGGATTATATCTAAGCGGTGCAATTGCATATAAGCATAGCATAGCAGTTGAAGTAGCTGAACTAAAAGAAAGATTAGCAAAAGCAGAAGCACAAGGTGAAAGAGTTAACACACAAATTGTAGAAAAAGTATTGACTCAAACACAAGTTATTAGAGAAAAAGGTCGAACCATAACAGAATATGTAGACCGTGAAGTTCCGCAATACGATAGCCAGTGTGTGTTGCCCGACGAAGTAATCAATGCTCATAACATGGCAGCAACTTTAAAACTTCCTTCGGAGAATGAAGAATGAGGTCGGTATTGCTGCTAGCCGTAAGTTTGTTCTTAGTAAGTTGTAAAACGGTAGTTCCTGTAACACCTAGCTTTCCTAATGCGCCATCCGTATTAAGACAGCAATGCGAAGCTCTCAAAGAAGCCACGGAAGGAATGTCATTGACTGAATTTACTAGGGTAGTAGTAGAAAATTATCTAAAGTATCACGAGTGTGCCACTAAAGTTGAGGGGTGGAATGAGTGGTACAACGAACAAAAAAGAATATTTGACGAAGCAGCTAAACGCTAATCATTCTTCTCCTATGATAAATACATTATAGCGATGGAAGAATAATAACATGTCCAACCAAGAAATTATTAATATTGGTAGTCTACCTAATGATGGATCGGGTGATCCATTAAGAGTTGCATTTGGCAAGATCAATAATAACTTTACTAATCTCTTTAGCACCTCAACTTCCATCACTAATTCATATACTTATGGTAACACCATAAACCAAATAATATTTGAAACTCCAGTTGAAGTGTTCACTCAAGCACAGTTTTATATTAGAACTAGTGAAGTGACCAACAACGATAGTCAAACTATACAATTATATGCCCAAACTAATAATGATAACACCAGTATAAAGTTTACTGGATACGGAACTACATATTTTGGTAATGCATTAGCAAGCTTTGATATGGATGTTGATAATGGTAATGTTAGAATTTTAGTCAACCCCATAGTAAATAAAGAGTTGCTTCATAGTGTTGCAGTTTCAATCATGTATCAAGGTGAAATTACGCAAGGTGTTCCTCTTGGTCTAGATGGTTTCTCTGGTTCAGTAATGAGTACAGAAAATGATCAAGTAGTTACTACGGAATAATACATGCGGGCACATGAATTTATAACAGAGTCAGAAGACGTATCAGGGTTGTCTCTTGCAAAATATTCTTTGCCCAATACCTATGTAATTCCCGAACTACAAAACCAAGACTTTTATGAAATATACAGGTTTGGGTTAGCAATAGCAGACGTTCGAGGAAGCAAGAATACAGACAATGTGCAGAATCAACACAGACGAGATTTCGAAGCTGAATCTGAATGGGGAGAACATCAAATATTGACCTCATATGATCCTGGTCTTGGTGAATTAGTTGACGCTGCATTGAAGAAGGTCAACAAAACTCAGAAAAAATTAGCAAGCACAGTGAACAGCGAAGAATTACCTAATACTACAAAAACTTCCCCCATCAAACCTTTTAAAGGATATAAAAGATGAGAGCCCATGAGTTCATCAACGAAAACAAAAAAGGAAGGTTGT